ATTTTTTATATCTTCTGCACATTCATGTATTTTTCTCATACAAATGCCTCCATAAATCTTAATATTTCAGTTTACCTAAGCATTCGACACTATCTCTTTGACCTTTTTCTCGTAAAATTCATCCGAAATATACTTATTTCCGTAAGGGAATTCGCTGTCGGTCAGAACAGCATAGGCTTCCGCCCAAGACAGACCTCCTCTGGCTGCTAATCTGTCTAATGTCTGACCGCAGTGGTTTTTTAATGCCTGCTCTTCATGCGGTTTGATAATATCATAGGGAATGTATTCTTTTCCATTTTTCGTCATAATTGGGAATTCTTTCATACTGCTTCTTTCCTCCAATTCTTCCGGACTGTATTTTCGATAGCTGATTCCGTAATTTGTAAATCCACCGGACTGATATGTTATAAGTCGTGACATTTTATACCATCTTTCAGTTTAATCAAATCTCTTATCGTATTTTTTATCTTCTACAAGGTCAACATCTGTATAATTATCAAGGCATTTCTCATAATGCCCCTCTTGCTTAGTAATTCCTGAATATGTTTCATACGGATTAGGAAGATTATGTTTTTTACAACATTCATAGCAGATTACAAAACTTCTAGTTTTTTCTCTATTTCCATACGGTTCATTATCTGTATGATACCTTGCAAAATTTTGAAAAGGTGTCATAGACAGTAGCGCTGCTGTTCTATCACAATCCTTACCACAAAAATCACATATAGCGTGTATCATGCTCATTACCTCTCTTTCTACGCTAAATCCTAAGACTTTAAGACCAAAGTTCCATTATTCCTTTCGACAGTATCCATTAAATGCATTGCTGCGTTTAGTGACTCCTTCTCTGCCAGAGATAATTCATCTGCAAACTTATCAAATATGCAGGAAAGATTATTTATATGCTCCCGTGTTTCCGCATTATATATTTTCATCCTATTCCTCCACTAAATCCTAATATTTGCTGTGTTTCTATCTTCCTCGCAGTCAAGGTACTTATAGTACTCTTCTTTTGTAATCTCTCCAGAATGCCATTTTCTTCGCATGATTCTATCCATTTCAAATTTTGCCGCCTTTTCCTGCTTTCTCATTTGATATTCTTTATCTACTGCGAAAACTTCTTTCTCCCACTTATTCCATAGTGGTGTAGTAAAAATCTTCCATTCCGCATCTGGTAATTGTATAGTCAGTTCATCCTTACATTTATCATCGATATTAAGTGGTGGCTTCCAGAGATTGATAAAGTAAATCTCATACAGATTCATATCTGCTTCTGTTCGAAATTCTGCATACTCTATTTTTGTTACCAAATTAATAGAAATACTTCTATGCATTGGTTTTTTGAAAAGATGACCATGGATTCTCGATTGCAGTGGCTGCTTCGTTCTGCCCAAATAAACCAATACATCTCCGTACCAGATGCGGTACAATATAAAGCCTTGTATTTTACTCATAGATTTCCTCCGCTAAATCCTAACTTCTATATTGTTTCAGCTCTTCAAGCCATTCTGCGAGTTGATCATGCTGTTCTGCGCACTCAATGCATCCATTACTACGATTTTGACTAGCCACTTCCTTCGCATGCTGTATGGCTTCATCCAGTGACATTTTACTCATAGCATTCCTCCACTAAATCCTAAGTTAGTTTATCTTCGTCACCTACGTATATTGCCAAGCATCCCATTGCGTCTGACAAAAATTCCATGTCCTCTCCATCGGTGCTTACCCGCTCTTCCGGATACCTGCTGCCACAATACGGACAGCATATGTTATGACCTTTAGTATTTGCTTTTTCTACCGCTGTTCTCCCCGCTATAAATTCATCACCGCATGAGCTGCAGCGGAACTTTACCAAGTCATCTGCATACATTCCTTTTTCCCATCTATCATCTCGATACATTACGCCTCCTCCATTCCTAAGTTAACTCTTCATCCCTATCCACTATGTCTACGACTCCATAAGGTGACATATCTTCCAGCTTATCTTCTAATTTCTCGCACTCTGTTTTATGTTTGCAGTTATTGCAGTTAATCAGTATTGATTTACAATATTCTGCCAGTTCTCGTACTTTCATTCTTCACTACTCCTTTACCATCCGATGATACAGTAACCTGGCATCAGTCCATATTCCGGTACATCCCGGAGCACATACCGGATCCGGCGTACTTCTGTCCGGCCAGTGTATTCTCCGTTTTCCCACTCCATTAAGATCAGGACATCCCCCGGCTGTACATCATCTTCATCTTTTCGCAGCTCAAAGTTCTTCTTTTCCTCCCGGACTGCCTGGAAGTACTTCGGCAGTATTTTCTTCTCCACTGTCTTCATTCTTCTTTTTCCTCTTCTTTCGGTATTTTTCCGGATCATAGTCCGGATTGAAGGAGCTGCGTGTCATGGATATGCTCTCTTTCCGCTGATCCTTTGCATATGATCTACGCATGGTCTCTATTTCCGGATCCTGGTTCTCCAATCCCATTGTCAGGAGATCTCCGTAAGAAAAGCTCCGGCGGAATCCTGTCTTTTTATCCCTGGTCAGCACGTTCCTTGGGTAAACTCCTATGACTTCGTATTCGCAGTATTTGCTCGCGCGGCCGATACGATCCTCGTCATTTATTTTGATCTTTATGGTGTCTCCTATATGTACATTATGGATTCGCGGCGCATGATCCGGCAGAAGATTGCCGTCCCAGTCCTTATACTGCATTGTAGTCTCCTTCCTGGACGACTGCTGCCTCTTGGATTTCCAGCGGCCGTCCCGTGGCTATGTTTATGGTTGTTCGTGAGTACACTCCAAAAGGCTTATTGATTTTTCTGGGCTGCCAGCGCTTTCTGTACTGCAGCATAGTAATTATTCACTCCGGCGATCAGGATCTCCGTCTCGGTCTTTGCCATTTTTTCGGCGCAGTATTCCAGTCGCCGCTTTTCCTCCGGCGTCATCCGGATGATCTTGCTTATTGTTCTGCTTTTCATCTCTGCGCTCCTTTCGTGTATATACAAATTTGTATATACATCATCCCCACTTGTTATAGGTCAGGGCTTCCTCCGACCAGTCCGGGTAATGGTCCTGCAGGTACTGCTTAAATATCTGCAGCATCTCCTCCCGTCTGCCCTTGTTGCCATTATCGAGCATCTCATGGTGACTCTGGCAACCCAGGGCTCCATTCTGTGGGATCCCGAGTCCGCCGCGGGATCTCGGGATGTAGTGCATGATGCTCTGCAGCTGCTGTCCGTACCAGGAGACGTCCTCCATGTGATATTCCATACGGCAAAAGATGCACTGATACAGATCACGCTCCTTGATGATCTGCCGGGAGGCGGCATTAAACTCCCTCGCTCTCGCCTGTTTCGACATTTTCGCCATCCGGTCCGCCTCCTTTGCTGAGTTCTTCCAGGCGGTCCAGATAGCCGGAGATATCAGACAGCTGCTGTCTAGCAGCAACGATCAGATCCATCTCGACATATCGTACCAGGTTCTCCACGCTGCCACGGATGGACTGACGATAAGCTGTGCGCTGGTCTCCTTTGGATGGGCAGTATTGCGGAAAGTCGTTTTCGAGATCTGTCTGTCCAGGTACCTGATCATCCGCGTCAGTTTCTCCGGAAGGTGAGTCGTTTACCTGTGTTTGCGGCTCTTCCGGTGCCGGATCCGGTGCGGCTCCCGGAATGGTCATCTGCTCCGGCTTCTTTTCCGGTTCCTTGGGCTTTTTCTTCGGTTCTGTGTTTGCTTTGGTCACACGGGATTCCTTACGCTTTTCCGGTTTCTTTTCTTTCGGAGAGTCGGTCGGTTGCACCGGTGCAATTTCCGGTTCTTCCGGAGTCAGGTCCTCGCCATAGAGTTTCTTGTACTGCTCCTCAGGACTGCTGCCTCCATCTACGAGTGACCGTGCTACAAGGCAGATCTGATCTTCTGTGTATTTATTTCGTTCCAGCGTCTTCAGGTTGACTACCGTAGCACCTTCGGAATTTACAATGATCTGCGTCCTACGCTCTCCCGGGATCCGGACGGTATACACTGCGTCTCCCTGCGGAATCAGTACATCCATGATCTCTGCATTATTTCTGTTTCCACTTGCTGTTTCCATAAAGCATACCATCCACAGCTTCCGGAAGAGCTCTTCCTGCTCCTTACCCAGCTGCCAGAGGTTTCTGTACAGCGGGGAGCCCTCCGGTGGAAGCATGGGCTTGTCCGTTACGGCTGCTGCCTCTGCCTTCTCGATCTCCACCTCAATGTCCGTGACCTTGCTCTCAGCATCCACCTCGTCCTTTATGTCCTGAATCTCTGCCTTGGACAACGTAGGCGGAAGTACCTCGTTGATCTCGTCGGGGATCTGCAACATCAATGTAAGTTTTGCGTATCCAAATCCCTTGTAGCTCGTGAGCAGATGATCAGAGTAGCCATCCTCAGAAAATCTGTCATTGATACTGATAAAGCGGCTTACCTGTGTCTTATCTATGCCATATTCTGCCTTGGCAAAGTCTGTCACGGTTGCATATCCGCTCTCTGCCAGTACATTTGTGTCTCTGGCTACCTTGAGCAGATAGCCGATCTGTACAAAATCCTCTGCTGTCCGGGTGAGAACTGCATCCAGCTCCTGTTTATATTCCTGATATGTTTTTGTGTATTCCATTAATTCCATCAGATCACCTCCATAAAGTCACTCTCCAGAGCATCCGCAAGCAGTGTTCCTTGCAGGCTCCCGTGCCATACTATCTTTTTCTGCTCCCGCAGTTTTTTATAGCCTTCCCTGCGGGCCTTGTCGCTCTTCTCTGCCAGTTTCTTATCCTCTTCGGATAGATTTTTCTTCACCCACTGCTGCCACTCCTGCAGAAACGGCATTGCATCGTCCAGATCCTTATATGCCTCATTCAGTACGGACTTTTTCTGCCGGATGTTTCCTCCCGGCTCAATCTCCACCGTGTACCAGGGAGTATCCGGTTCTGCGCTGTGCCGAAGGAAGATCAGATAGGTTTCCCTAATATCCATCCTCTGTAAGTAAATATCACAGGTGTGGATGCAGTGTTTTAATACGATTCCCTCCCGGTAGATATCATCGATGCTTCTAGGGACAACGATGCAGTAAGTTCCGTTATCATACTCATATTTTTCCAGTTCTCCGGATTCCATGAGGGTCTGCGCCCGCGGGAAATCTATTTTCTTTTTTGCAATTTCCTCGGAGGAATCCAGCATGGATATCTTGGCCACTAACTCGTTATGTGCAATGGCAAGGTCTTTCGGTTTCAGCAGGAGTTCCCTGCTGCAGTCCATCTTTAGTTTGGCCATCATGTTCACGTAGTCGTTCCAGTCTCTCCATACTGCTGTTTTTAATTCGCGGCCTCTTAACGATCTCAGCCCTGCCTGTTTGTTCAGGTAGTTACATATTTTTTCAATGGTCAGATATTTTCTGATTGTGGATCCTTCCAGTTCTTTCGGGCTAATGTCTGCTTCGGAAAGAGTCTTTATATCGCAGTCACGCAGTATCGTATTCATCTCCTTTTCTTTCTGCAGCCAGATGAGCATTTCCATGTTGCCATCCATGTTTTTCAAGCGCTTCATCCGGGCGTTATCTATTTTAAGTATCTTTGCAAGTCCGCTGGACGCTTTATTGTCCAGTATTTCATCCAGCTGTAACCAACTGTCGTTTGCCATATCCTTTGCCAGCCTGTACAGGCCCGCCTTGTAAGCCATCTCAATGGCAGGATAACGGTGCTCCTGTCTCAGGAAATACCTTAGGCCTGCCTCCGTATAACCATGCTTCACAGCAATCGGATATGCTGTATGATATTTCTTAAATATCTGGCTAAAGTTTTTCCGATACATGGTTTCGCGGTATTTTCCAATCCATGCATCCCGGTCCAGTGCCCAGCGCATTCCCCTCCTGCGGTAATCCGTGTAGATGTATGTCCCCCACCCCTTTTCTGTAACAATGGTCCTACGATACTCACGGATACCATAATCAGATCTGTTGACAGCCCAGTCATCCTTGTAGTCATATCTGTACACCGCAAAATCTCTCTGTACCAGCCCCTCTTTGTATCTCTGGATGCAGGACACCTCATATTCCCCTGTACAAAGACATTGCGTTTTCTTTGCCCGGGATATGTACATGACCTTTTTTCTGCATACTGGGCATCTTCCTTCTGCGTTATGCTTCGGTTTTCCGGGCAGTTTTACCCTGCCAATACAGGACGTGCAGTATCCTTCTGTTGAGCGTGCCGATCTATAAAAGATATAATTTTTCCCATCAAAGCCGTTGCGGTGCCACCAGTCTTTGAATCCCTTCGGAGGGTCTTTTATCGGCTCCATATCCTTATCCCACTGATCCGTCAGCTTCTTTATTTTTTTATCCTCATTGCGTTTTTTACAGCCTTCCTGCCATTCGCACATCCCCCAAAATCCTTTTTTCCGCGTTCCCAGGATCTTCTGTATCTGACTGCTGCTTCCCGGATTCATGTATACATATTCATCCCAGTTTTTATTGTACCAGTTGTAAGCTTCCAGATTGTACCCATATGCCTTTCGCCATTTGTAGGATCCGTCCTTCTGTCTCTCCCTTGTGATATACTCATCACCTTCGTAGTTAATAAAGATATCCCACTTCGGTGTATACACTTTTTTGCTGATATCTTCCCGGGTGCAGATAGATATTTTCAGATATCCTCCTAGCTGTTGGCACCTGGCCGCAAGATGATACTTTTCCTCGTTAATCTTTCCACTGTAATACCTCTTCGTCCCCGGCTCCTGCAATTCCCGGATCATGGCCGGAGTGGCATTCAGTGTCCTCAGCTTCTCCAGTTCACTTTTTCTCATTTACCCGCCTCCCTTTTGCGTCATAATACACATCCGGCAGGATCTTTATCCCGTCTACCTTAAAAGCACCGATTTCCACGATACCCCCGTCCACATCGTCCCTGACGATGTAAAGGTTATCCCCTGCTTTCCCCCGGGCTCTCGGATTTTTCCCCCTGACGATAACATTTCCATTTCTGTACGCCTCCCCGCTCTCCACCATTACGGCTGCTGCCAGTTCGGCTTTCGGATGCTTGGACATCCACAGCACTCCCAAACGATACAGGTCATCTATTGTAAGTTCTTTTACCAGCATGATCTCCGGCGCCGCAATCCTGCTGCCGCATCCGTCCTCGTCTATATTTCCCCGTAGTTCCACGGCAAAATATCTGTCTCCTTCGTTTGAGTACCATCTCAATACTTCCAGTGGATTGTCTGTCGCATGGAAACCGGTATCAGCACATCTCGCCTCCTGCTCTCTGTACCATTTCCCCGGCTCGTAATAAAACACGCCCTTTCCCATCGTACAGTTCAGATCCTTATGAAATCCTTTATATGCACGCATTTCACACCTGCTTTCCCAGATAGTAGTCCTGTATGATCTTTTTTAAATCATCCCGGCCACACATACCTATAAAGGCGGCACTCTCCGGGAGCCTTGCTGCCTGTATGATCCGCTTGTCTACCTTTATCCGATTCTCGGATGACAGCTTCAGCCCGGCGGCCAGCACGTCCAGTAACTTCTTCTCCGGGTTAAATACTGCATTGGCCAGTGTATCTCTGTCTTCATCAGCATGGTCCACCGGATAGTCTGTCAGCATCTGCACGATAAAGTCCTTCCAATCCTTCATCTGACTTTCAAGGTGCAGGTCCTGCTCTTCCATGTTCAGCTTGCCGATTGCCGCCATCGTGGCATTGCAGAGAAAATCTTCCGGATCGTCGCTGTCCATATAGTCCTCTGCATCCTCTTTCTCCAGTCCGTTCTCTGTGGCCAGTCCGATCAGCGCTTCCAGGTCTCCCTCTGCCTTCTGGGCGGCTGCTGCCCTGTTCAACTCCTCTACGGTATTAAATATTCCAAATTTCTTCTCCATCTGGTCTCCTTTCCCCGGTTGCACCGGTGCAACTTCCGAATTTTTCTCGGTAGTTCAACCGTACAAGCATTGTGTACGGTTCACTTTTCTGTCAAATTGTTATATTTTTTATGTTTTGTTGACGTCAACAAAATCGTCTCTAACATGAGTACTCTACTCATACTGTCAGTTTTTTGGCACTTCTGTGAAAATGTCTTTTAATGCCCGTTTCAGCGGCAGATTAAAGCGCATCCACTCTGCATATTCGTGTTTTTCGCTTTCCGCCAGCAGAATGTGACCACCGTCCTCAACCTCCTGCAGGAGCATTTCCCACAAGATTGCATTTTTTACGGGGTTTCCTTTGGCACTCTTCCAATTGTTCCGTTGCCAGTGCTGCGGCCAGTGCTGCTGTATGGCTGCTGCCACATTGCTGCACTCGGTGTGGATCACCACAGTGCAGGCATAGTTGAGACGCTGCAGTGCATCCCGGATAGCATAAAGGACGGATGCGCTCTCTGTGGTGTCATCATACTCTGCGATCTGCGGCGCGGCCTCATAGTCACTGCCATTCTTACGCTTGGTCCTCATGATGTACATTACCCGGCCGGAGCCCTTTGCAGATCCCCGGAGAGTCGTGCCTATAAAGATATCCACTACTTTCAATTCATTTTCCAAAATCAACACCTCCTTACCCTGTTCGGCGGTTTCTTCTGCTCCTGTGTTTTTAACCTGATCAGTGTGTAACTCCGGTACAAAAATCCCGTGACCGGATTGATGCCCTCATGGATCCTGGCTATGTAATATCCCTTGGGTGGTTTGACTTCCGGCTTCCAGCGGACGAGCTTGTCCGTCTTAGGCTCTGGAAGCGGCATATTGCGACTGGTATTGTAGGCAGACTCTGCAATCCTTGGTTTACCTGGTGTACCGTCCGCCCGTTGCTCTGCAGTGTGCTCGTCCTTGGTCAGATACCCTGCCAGCTGCTCCATGTCATCTCCGGTAAACTTGCTGTTGCGGATCTCTGCCACGTAGGTGCCGCCCTTTGTCCATGCCTTGGTCACGATAGCAGCCGCATTACCCTCCGGTGTCTGCTTGATCACAAGGTGGATATGCCAGGCTCCCTTGGTTCCCTTTTCTATGTTCCTGATCCAGTAGAGTGGGATACCCCTTGCCCGGTAGATCTTCCGGATCTTGATGATTGCCGCCCGGAAGTCCTTCAGTGCTCCTGCCATATCTGGTGGACGGTTCCCGACCTCATAGGTCCATGTAATAAACAGATCTCCCTGATCAAAGTACTGGATCAGTCTCCATCTACATCTTCTGACCTTGTTCCTCTGATTTATCAGCCGCACCTGTTCCTTGGTCGGCTTCTCCTTCTTCTGTCTGCTCTTCCCTGGGGATCCATAATTGCCATCATGGTACTCTCCCACGTCCAGGACATCCCCATGTCTTAACCTCACTTTCTTTCGCTTTACCATTGCCTCTGTATCCTAACTTTAATATCTTTATCAAGTGCGCAGGGGCTTTCAAAAAGCCCCATTTTGCTTGACTTTTCCGGCTTACAGAGGTATACTTATCTTGTCTATATA